GGCGCGACAAAGTTGGAAGCGGAGCGCTGTAAGTACGACAAGGACGGTAATCTAGTACAGCTCGAACAGAATTATGTCATAGGTGGCTTCTGTGGTTTAGCAGGGAGGCCGGAATGATCCGTCAACTGAAAATCTGGAACCCACTTACTCCTATGGGCTGGATATGGATAGCTAATGCAGCGGTGTGGGTTGTGGTTGTTTGGTGGCTGATATGAGTGACACAAAAGCTATACCACACATGATGAAGAAATGGAGAACGTTATGAGAGTATCACAGGCATTCCCTTCCAAGTATCTCAAGGCAGAAGACCTCGGAGGGCTTGGACAAGAAGTCCAGGTTACCGTTGCCCGTGTCAGTATGGAACAACTGGACAATGAACAAAAGATGATTGTTCATTTCTACGAGTATGGCGATAAAGGCCTCGTACTGAATAAGACAAATGCCAATTCACTTGTTCAAATGTTTGGAGATGAAACTGACCAATGGACAGGGATGGGCTTCTTAGTTTTTTCGACCATGGTCGATTTTAAAGGCGTGCAGACACCGGCCATTCGGGTTAAGCCTTTTGTGCAAACCGCTTTACAGGCAAGCAATATACAGCAACCACCGTCACAGCCGGTACAACAACCTGTTCAGCAACGCCAGCCAATTGTTAACCCACAGCATCCGAACGCTCCGGGCAATACTGTTAACACACCACCGGGCCCGCGAAAGGGGCCTACAGATGAGATTCCATTTTGACCTGGCGCACAACTTCAAGCAACCGTCGTGCAGAACAGCGGCTGTAAGGAGAGAGAACAGAACCCGTATGACTGACGATGACACAGCGCTAGTGGAACGGCTGCGGAAGCGGTTACGAGCAAGCCGCCAGGGCACACGAAGTGGTGCAGTTTTAGTGGCGCCAGTTATATTGTCTGCGGCCGCAGACGCCCTTGAAGCCGCACAGACCGAGAACACGAAACTGCGGGAGGCGTTGGAGTTTTACCGGGATGAATGGGAACACGATACAGCAGGTGATGCGTCTGTCCCCGGCTGCACAATACCATTGCACAGACCAACAGAAGCGCTTGATGATGATGGTGGCAAGGTTGCCCGCAAGACCCTGGAGAACGGTAATGACTAGTCTAACCTATGAAGATGTAAGACAGCAGCTCCGCTATGAGCCAGATACGGGGCGCTTCATACGACTTACAGCAACATCATCAAAAACCGCCGTGGGAGACATCGCGGGGCATGTAAACCAGCGCGGGTATCGCGTTATTTCAATTGGCGGAAAGCAGTATCGATCCCACAGACTAGCTTTTTTGTACATGGTGGGGCGATGGCCCCTCAACCAGATGGACCACATTGATGGTGACAAAGATAATAATCGATGGGCCAATTTGCGAGAGGCAACACACGCACAAAACCAACGCAACCGCGGGCAGAGAATTGACAACTCGTCTGGATTTAAGGGGGTCACATGGATCGACCACGGCGATACGTCCTGGCGTGCGCAAATACGGTCTAACGGCGGGGAGACACGGTTCGCTGGGAATCACCGCACAAGGGAAGAAGCTGCACGAGCTTATGACAAAGCTGCGCTGGCGCTTCATGGCGAGTTCGCGGTAACGAATGAGTCTCTTGGCTTACTTCCACCGTTGCAGGTCAAGGACACCGCGCCATGACCGATAAGTGCAAAATTCTCAGATTCCCTGGTGCGACCATTATTGAAGTCACAGCACGACAGGCCATAGCTGAATTTTTAGAATATATCACTGACAGACAAATTAGCACGGTTATGATTATTGCGGAGGACGATGATAGCAACATGGTGGTCTATGCCAACCGAACCAGCCGGGATTTGCTTGTTGCCCTAGTGGAACGAGCCAAGCTGCAACTTATCAAAGGATACGGTGATGAATGAGATCACGTCATGACCGACCAAGCAACAACGCCGTGTCCGAAAAGTGTTCTTAACGCATTGGAACATATTCGCAGCCGTCTACCTGAAACGCTCGATGAAAAAACGACACTGGCATTGTTTCATTTGGGTGTGAATGCAACGGATCAAGCTAACAACTACGACGCACTCAAAGCCGAGCGGGATACATTGAAAGAAACTTGTGATGCTATCTCATTATCACGCGGCGACTGGAAAGCCCGCGCCGAAGCCGCAGAGGCGGAAGTGGAGAGGCTGAAAGAAGATATTGAATCTGTTACCCGCGAGGGTAACGAAGCACAACGAGAATGGGAAGATTATCGAAAAGACGCAGAAACAGAAATCACAGACCTAAAAGCCGAACTACGGGGGTATTGAAATGACTACCCTTACCAAACTCTTAGAGCAGGCGGAGAAAGCGGAAGGGCCTGACCGGGAGCTTGATGTTGCGATAGCCATTGTACTTCGAGTGCCACATCCAAAACTGCTTAGGGCTACTACATTATCAGATTGGCGGCCAATTGAGGAACTACCAGGAACTATCCAAACGTATTGGCCTAATGGATATACAGCAGCAAGTTGGCTCTCTCAGAAATACACCTCCTCCCTCGACGCAGCTATAGCCCTGACAGAAGCGCTGCTACCGGGGTGGAGTTACGGCATTGATGTTACTCAGTTGACGTATCCGAATAGGGCGTGGGTTGGGTGCCCGGAACAAGTGAGCTACGACGACGAAATAGTTTGGCAGGCAGAACACATGGCATCCACATCCCTCGCCCTTATAGCCGCCACCATAAAAGCAAAGCTCGCCCAACAGGAGAAGCCCGATGAACAAGCCGGTTGAGGAGTTGAGACGGGAAGATGTTGGCAATGCCCTTGTGAGCAAGGGATATGCTGAAGCCTATATATCTGAACTCTTTGACGCCCTTGAAGACATGGGCCTTGTCCTCATGCCGAAAGAGGCGACAGAAGAAATGTTGCTTGGCATGATGGTTATGAGTGATACGCCCAATTCCTACCGACGGTCCGTCGAAGCCTTCCAAGCCCAACTAGAGGGCAAGAGCGATGAGTGACGAGCAACCTTATGTGCCGAGTGAGGAAGGCGTCTTTTGGTTTCGGCATAACATCAGCCGTAAGAAGGAATTGGTTAAACTTATTCGATTCGAGGGAGTGATATTCTGCACGTATTTCGACGAGGAACAGTCTGACCCACTAGACGATCTAATTGCCGTTGGCACCTTCTATCCCGGCCCCCTTGTCCCGCCTGACTTTGGAGAGAGCGATGAGTGAAGAGAAGTACGATTTTGTAGTCAATGAGGCCCCGCTGTTTGTTGTCAAAAACCCATCGAATGAAACGGTGTTCAGCAAGAATGTGTTTATGAAAGATGGGATTGCTGTTCTTGAATTTGACAACGACACTTTTGAATTCTCCGGTTCAGCATGGGATTGCTACACCGCCTGCAAAGCCATTGGTGATCCGGTGAAGGTAGCGGAGGGGCTGAAAGAGCTTGTGGAAGCGGCGGAAGATATACAAGCAGTCATAAATGAGAGCAACGGCGTTGTCGGATGGCACTTGAATGGCGACGTTGCCGCTTGGGCTGAATTTGATTTGAAACTAGACGCTGCCCTCACCGCCATAGGAAGGACACCCAATGACGAACCCAACCCACAGGAAAGGGAGTGATGGACGACCTTGCGCTAATCCCAACTGCCCCCGCGGTGTTTTCGCAATGCGGCCGGTATCGTTATTTTCTCCGCCGCGATCTGGACATGCTAAATCCAAAACCCCTTCTCGGGATACTGTTAAATCCTAGCAAGGCAAATGCACATGACAACGACCCCACAACGACAGTCAATTGTCGGTTCGCCCTCAGTTGGGGTTTTGGCACTTGGGCGGCGGTCAATTTATTCGCATGGATTGATAAAGACCCTCGTGAATTGCCAGACCCAAAAGAAGCGGTAGGCCCCGATAATGATATGGCTATCAAGCTCGCTCTTGAATGGGTGGATCGTGAAGGTGGTCGGGTCTTTACCGCGTGGGGTACAGGCGGAGCACACGGCAACCGCGCTTCTGAGGTGGAAAAGCTATTGGCTGGACGAAGCCTTCTAAGGCTTGGCGCAAATGCAGATGGCTCGCCACGTTTTCCAAGAGCCATACCTCGTGGCACCGAGCCAGAAGAATGGATGACCCAATGACCCACCCCCACCCATATAGAAAGAGCGAGTGATGACTAAAGAGGAACTTCAAGACCGAGTTGGCTGGGAAATCTTCCGAGTCGTTTTTCGAGCTAAACCTAATATGGAAGCAACGACATACTTTCGCAAGAAGGTTGCTCCGCTAGCAATCAACATGGTACTGGATTTCTTGTCCTCCCAAGGAGACGATTTCGAGGACATAGCTGAACTTAAAGCCTATTTCAAGGAGCAGCTAGATGAGAAGGCTTCACCCATATAGCGTAAGAATGCAGCTTACCAACCTGCCTTACATATCCCCAATTTCTGCCTAATTCTTGCCACACAAGGGCCTTAGCCAAGGCTTTTGCAGCTATGGGGATAGCAGATGACATGGCGAGTGCCCTCAGAGGCCAATAAACAATGGTGCCCGCATTGTCGAATTCATGAAGTTCAAATCATTGAAGTAGAATGTTGTCATCCTGTCGGCAGCATGAATCCCATGGTACGACAGGAAGCTGTTGTTATACCTGTTAATAGACTTTTTGATTCAGGAGGCCTTGGTGAAATTAACCTTCAAGATGACGGACAGGGTTATAACAATATTGCTTGCGTGGCAGATTTATGTTCTCAATGGGAAATCTCATTAGAGGTTGTCGCTGAAGGAGAGGAACAGCCAGGAAGATGTGGTCTTGCTGGTTGGAGCATACACCATCAAAGGAGAAGCTAATTTGTATCTAGGTCAGTCTGACATTCTGGAATAATCTTAAGATTGCATTGAATGATGAATAAATTTCTGTCCATGGTTTCCATCTGATTTTCGAGAGTTTCAATACGAGCGTCACTTCCCGCTGCCATTTGATGCTGCACATAGTGAGTGATGCTATATCCAGCCATGGCAACAACAGCAATAATCACTAATCCGCTAACAATAGGATGACTGAGAGCAGAGGTTATTCCGTTGGTTGTTGGCATCTGTCTGTGGCCGCATTTCCTGAGGATGTACGGGCAACGGTAGACGAATCACCACCTGTGCCGGGGGTTTCAGCATTCAAGTTTGTATCATTGCAGAAGGAAATAGTATCAATTACCCTGTTGATGAGATTGCCTGTGACCGGATCATATTCCTCATAAAGACTTTGAAATTCCGTCGTAAGTAAACCAGTTTCAGTCACGGTTACAATTGTAGTCCCATCAAGAGCAGTTTCAGTCACAGTTACTTTCTCCATTTCGGTTTCAGTGAAAACCGGGACTGAATCAATGCTTATCCGTCTTGTGCCAATGATAAGAGCCGCACCACCGGGATCAGGGCTGAGAGGCACCACAAGACCACTATCTGTTATTTCAATGTGCTTTGCGTCATGTTCAATCGCAGCCTCAAAACCAGCACACCCCACCATCATTGTGCAGAGCAGCACAGCACCCAATATCTTCTGAAATATCATCTTCCGGCTCCTTCAAGCATTGGGAATGGCGTAAGTTGTGACAAAAGCCACCAGAGCAGCCCCGAGAGTGCCCAAGACGATAACCAGAGTGTCAGAGGACTGAGACGCCAGAAGGGTGCTGGTGGAGGCCCCAGCAGCCCCCGCAGCTATCCAGGCCTTGGCGGCTTTAGCTGAGAACATTGTTTGGAGCATAATCACAATCCTTTATCGTGATGGTCACATTATTGCCTTTATTCAACTCATGCGCAATAGCGGGTAGATCTTAATCACAGATCTGTCGCCCAGGGGTACTTGTATCCGCGCCCGCCCACTTTTCTTCGGTCTCTCGATTTTGCGGCTTTATCAATTGCTGTTCCGGGATCGGACGCAAAAACTGCCGTTTCAGTTGGTCCTGAAGAATCCGTTCCATCTCCTTCTGGACTTCCTGTTTTGTCGGTCGTTTCGTCGTCATCTTGTCCACTCTCTAGTTCTTCGTCCTGACTTTGTGACAGGCAGACTATTGTTTCACGTGAAACATTTTTAGGACCATTCCAAACTATCCCGTAGTGCGGAATATATCCCGCATGGCTAATATAGCAGCCAAGACGACAGTGCCCATAATGGCAAGAATAAACCCGATAATCAGGTTCTGGCCTCTGATGGCGACTTTTGCCTGCCATACCATCATACGCATGATATCACCCACCTGATTTTCCGGGGCACCATGATCAATCAGATAATCGGAAATAGCCTTCTTAAGAGCCTCTTCGGTTTCGTAATCTTCTTTGGTTTTTTTCTTTTCGGTCATTCCGGCGTTTTCTTTTCTGAATCGCCAAAGAGTGAATGCCAATAGCCAAGATGCACAAAATCCCGATAATCCATATCTCTAGTGCCACGGCCTAATATCCTGTTCCATAAAGGCGGCACGGCAATCATAGATAGAGCAACGTAGCTTAATGCCGCCAGAATAGAAAGATACAAGAATTGGTTGTGAATAAGCAATGTTGCAAATGCGAAATGCGTGAGCAGCATTCCGATATGAAGTCCAGCCACACATATGGCCCAAGTCCTGTCATAAAACCCACCAATCACACAAAACAGGACGACATTGATAAAGTCGATTGCGGCAAAAGAAAGAGGAGGCGCTTCAGCTCCGATAGGCCTTGCCAGGATGGTCATTACCCAAGCGACCGTCATAAGAGCTGCGCCCATGATACGCGCCCGATGGCCCCACTTAAGAGCCACCAGACACGTTAAAAGAAGGAACGCCAGATATGTTAAGGCGTAACCATCAATCACGTTTTATTTCCACCCCCAGACGCCGGAATTGGAACGCTGTGCCCATTGAGGATTTCGTTTACACGCTCGTGAAGATCATCAAACTTGTTTTTAACGTCTTCGAACGCATCCAGAACTTCAGCTTCTTCTTCGGATGTAAGATCGCACTCGGAAGACGCTGCCGGAAGCTTGTCGATGCAACTTCTTATGTTGTCTTCCACAGCCCAAAACGAGGTTGCGATATTGTCTAATGCACTCATGTTACTCTCCTTGGATTAATGTGTAAGCATAACAACCTATACGTTCAGAGTTTAATGTGGACATTTTGGATGAAAAACGGTGGCATATTGGTATGCGAACTTCCAGTAGAACCTTCCTGGAAACCTGTTTTACCTAAAGTTGGCGTCGTGGCATCGCCCTTGATATTGTATCGGTGGTTTGCATCGTTATCGGGCACGTTATCCGATTGAGAGAATTCGCCAGCCGCAATTTCAGCATCAGTACCGCCAGTGCTGGTGGCGCTCCACAGCGTGTGTTCATGGTCCGCTAATTGAGCTGCCGTTAAAGTGACATCTTCTACCCCACCCGTATCTCCCAAAGTACGGCTGGTCAAAAGTGCTCCGGTGTCAGGATCAAGACCCGCGCCCGATCCTATAGGTACATGAGACCTGGCATCAGGCATAATCATGGTCTTGCCAGCATCCCAATCGGTATCCGCATTGGCAGAACTTGAGCCTGTCTTGTCCAGTTTGGCTACGTTGATCGTAGCCGTACCGTCATCAGAAAAAGCAACGACAGAACCGCCACTGGTTAATGATACCTGGAAATCGTTGGCGTTTTTATTGACGATGAAATAAACAGCCCTTGGAAGAAGCCCTGTTGGAATGACGCCACCGGAACCAATTAAAAAAGCAATTGTTTCACCGTCAAGAAGCCCGTGAGCGGTTTCATTGATTGTGTTTGTCGCATTAGTAAAGCTGTCCACAGCAAAATGATTGGCTTGGATTTCCAAAACAGCAGCATCGACTTCAGCAAATTTCTGATAGATATGTTTGAACAGTGCTTCATTAGCCGCACTCTCATTGTTAGCGCCCGTGCTGGCATCACCGAATGTAAAGCCATCCATGTTAAGCCAGCCCGTATCCACATCACGGGTGGTGGTCTTGGTATCACCAGTTCTAAAACCTGCATCAAGACCGGAATTACCCCCTATAATAAACCAGTTAGAAGCATCCGAAACCAGTGTAGCAGATTGACCCGGTGTAAGAATAATAGTGGAGCCAGCATTGATAGTTTCGGAACCTTGAGTATCAATTGTAAGCGTAGCTGAACCTTGGTTCAAAATAGAGATCAGATTATTGACACCAATAGTAGCCGCGCTTGCAAGTGTGGCAGTTACAGCAACCGATCCAGTAAAAATCTGTAGAGAACCACGCGCAGAAGTGGTAAATGTTGTGGTGGTAGAAAATGTTGCTACTGAATTGCCATATTGAAATCCGAATTCAGTGGCTACATTGGAATCAACAGCCTGAGAAAACTCTTTGAGAGGATCACCAATTCTATTGATATGCGTCGCCCAAAAAAGCTGATTGGCAACGCTTTTCGTACCATCATCTACAGGTGAGGGATTATCATAATCTGCCGGAAACGTCGGTTTGGCATACGTCATAAATTATTCCTTACGTGCCATTCATCATTGTTAGAATAGCAGCCCATAAACTCAATGCCTTTTCATTCAAAACGATTATATTAGGCCAAAGGTAAAATATGACGACTGATAAAACAACTATCGTAGCCATTTCTTCTGCCATTTGATCAATCAATTTATTCATTGAACTAACTCCGGTGCTGGTAGTAATCCACGTTGATCTTCAATAGATTGTGCATCTTCAGCAAGACTTGCATTGATTTCTGCTGCTGCCGCTCCTAACCATCTGAATGCACGAGTATCGGCTGTGCGTCTGCCTTCACCAGTTAACGCACGTATGATTGTGGGACTGGTAAACGCACGTCCAGTACCAACGCTTTCAAGTAATGTGATCATGGCCGCTGCACTTAAGCCACGAATACCAGCCGCCGCCTCACCTGCTTGTAACGCTGTTCCAGGATCAGCTCGCATAGGAACAAAGCGTGCTACAGTTTCAATATCACCAAGAAAAAGTAAATCATCATCATTAAATATTCGCCGTGCTCCAGACCGTCCTAGATCACGCATAATTTCGTTTAACCGGCCAGCGTCAACAACTTGGCGTCCGACATCATTTATTGTAACCACATCATCAATGATGTTCTCCATTAAACCTGCACGCGCAGAGGTACGAGCCGTTTCGTTTCCAGGTTCAAGTAGTCTTAAAACCAAACGCCTGACATTCTGTGTATCACGCCGGTTTCTGAAAAGCCGCCCCGCAATCTCAGGAGACGTAGCTTGTTCAGCTAACGCTGCTTGTAATTCTGTAGTTCTTAATTGATCAATTTGTGTAGCTGCCCTACGAAATGCACGTTGCTCATTAGGCGTTAGTAGCACATCTAATGTTTCCCGATCAAACTCCGCCAATCGAGCTGTAAGTGTTCTATTTTCGCGCGCTAATAAATCAGTCTTAAAGGCACGAGAAAAATCATTGAACCTGTTTGCTGGTATTGTATCTCGTAAAAGTCTGATGTTATCTACTTGATTTGGTCGAGCCAAACGTGCAGCTAACTGTGCAGGTGTTTCTGATCTTGCAGAATGCGTGATAATTATTTTCTCAAGTGTGTCAAATCTTTGCGCTGCTTCCCTATCTGCTGCTGCCCAAGCGCGCACAAAAACATCATCTGCATTAGTAGGACTACGCATAACCTCTGTAAGCGAGCCAAACAATTGTCTTGCTTGCCTTGCAACAGCGCGTTCTGCCGGGCTTGGCGCAGGCCCATTCTGCGTTAAAGACCACAAGTTAGAACGTATCGCTCGTAATTGATCTGTTGCATTAAATCCATCTATTGTAGGCAATGATGGATCCAAGTTTCGTATCTGAGCTATTACATTTTCAATCGTAGGATTAAGAGGTTCACCAACTCTTTGTCTTCCGCCTGCACGAGTTGCAGTTGGTACACCCCTAATAACATCATCAGTAACAGATAATAACGGTGCAATATCAAATTCCGGCTCTTGAATTCTACGCGCTGTTGCATAAGCACGAGAAACGATAGCACTTGACAATGATTCGTATTCAGCTATGCCCGCTTGAATAGCAGTTCCGCCACGCGACAAAGGTACAGGACTACGCCTGACACCACTTAAAATCTGGGATACTGCACTATCATGTAAATCTGTAAATTCACCACGCATTAAAGCTGCTGCGTTATCATCACCAAGACGCACGAGTGCATTTACAAGGTCTTCCTGCTGTCCTCTTATATGAGCTGGAATACTATCAACGAGAGCACCTGACTGTCTGCCAATTAATTGAATAACCTTACTTCGAGATACTTGATCAAGGGTAAGATTTCTCACACCAATTCTTACGGCAGCTTCTTGAGCCTCTCTCACACCAGCCCGCAATGGTATAATTGTCGCGCCTCTTAAGGAATTAATTGGGCCTTCAAGAAGAAGCTGCCCACCAACAGCACCGATAGAAGTAATAGCTCCTGTAACTATCATATTTGTGCCAACCTGCATCAATGTATCATCATTAAACCCACGCAATTCTTCTACAGCCTCGCGTGCGCCCTCCCCAATCGCACCACCTAAAAACCCTCTAACAACAGTGCTAATTACTGAACCACCTCTAAGAACAAGTAACTCCATAGCCAATATCGGGACTTCGGCGGAAAAATCTGCCAAATCATAAAGCAATTCAAACCGATCTAACGGCTCAGCATCAAGTTCAAAAAACGGTTCATTCTCATTCCTACGAATTAAAACTGTTGTACCTCCTGGTCTTGTACGGCCACCAGGAAGAACAGTAGGCGGTTCTGAAACTTCCTGAAAACTACCTTCTGGATATCTATTCAGAAACTTCCTGCGTCTTTCCGTAAACCTATTAGAAAATGCTATATCGGCACGTAATCCAAACTCTCTGAGACCAGGAGGCCCAAGTTGTTCTTGACCAACCTGAGCTGCAATAAACTGCGACCGTTCCTGACGTGTCATTGCCAAGACATCAGCTTCTTGTTCTCCTAAAAGCCGTCGCCGTGATGCCGCCGCAATTCGTTCGTCAAAAGGAATTTCTGGACTAACGATAACTCCTGGATCTTCAGGTCTTTCAAGCGGAAATGTGCTTAGCGCTCTAGCCCGGCTTTCCAATTCCTGTTGAAGTTGTTCTTCTAAAGTCGGCATTTATTGTGCACTCTCAAGTAGACCGCGAAATTCAAGCACATCAATGATAGCCTCAAGGGCCTCATTTTCATTAAAGCCATTCGCCAAAAGAATTTCATTCAATCGCTCGCGTCCTTCTGGTGTTGCTAAATCCAACCCTTCAGGACGGACAAGAGAACGATCAACAAGACGTGCATTTGCTAGACGCTCAATCCTTAGAATATCTTGCAACGTTGCTTGAACCTGTTGAAACGATGATGTTGGACTTAAAGAAGCAGTGGCACGCTCAGCAATTGCGCGTTCCGTATCAGTATATCTACCACTTTCTTCACCAGTAATTTGTTCCAACGACGCACTAACAACACGGATTAAAGTTGAACGTACTTCCGCTGTTTCAGCCGGATCAAGATTAGCAGCTTCTAACAATGGCGCACCACCGGGCAATTGTTGAACGAGACCACCAAGTGTAGAAAGCAATTGTCCTGAAATACCAACGGATTCAGGACTTTCGCGAATACCTGTTAATGCTTGCTCCATTAAAGCTACACGTTCAGGGAAATCTTGTAATTGCGTTCTTGCCGCTTCAACATCTTGACGTGTTACGCCAGTAGCTACATCAAGACCAGCCAATGTTTCTGCTTGAACGCCTGCTGTAAATCTTCGAGTGCCAGGAGGTAATGCCGCAATTTCCCGACTTGCATTTGCGCCTGCCAAATCAATAATAACCGGATCACCCGCAGGTGTTATAAAATTAGCAGGCTGTGCAGCACGAGGAGCAGCTAAAATCCCTGCCCCTCTAGCTGCTTCTTCAACCGGAATACCAAGGGCTCCTGCTGTAGCGCGGGCGCCCGCAACATCAGCTAATGCACCTGTTTCAGCCGCACTAATTGCAGTTGGTGCCTGAACAAATGATGCTCTCACATTTTGCATTTGTGCTTGCAAATTACGCGCACCTATCGGGTCGTTCTCAGCAATGGCATCCAGAAGCGGAGTTAATGTAGAAAGTCTAGCATCTATAAATTCTACAATAGCAGATGAGCCAGGCTGATCCCTTGATGCCTCAAGAAAATCAGATATTTCATCTGTAATAGTACCCAAGGCTTCAGTTGCTTGAGTGCGATGTCGAGTAATTTGTTGATTTGCGAACTGTTCTTGTTGAAGCCCCAATTGCCTTTCACCAAGTCCAATATGTCTTCCTTCTAAACGGCGCTGCTCAATAACATTCCGCTGTTGTGTGGCTGCGCCTAATCCTATGCCGAAGGTGGCCATTATACACCTCCTCCACCTGTTGTTCCGCCTGTTGGCGGTGGAGTAATTGGACCCGAACCTTGACCTCCAAACAACCCACCCTTAGCAAAAAGCGCCGCTATATCAGTACCAAGTTGAGCACCGAAAGCACCAAACCCGGCTGCATTAGCCTGCGCATTTTCAGCCGCAATCTGTGCTGTTGTTTGAGCAATCTGTGCTGAATTAGTCGCCGCCCGTGTTGCAAACTGTGTCCCTATTTCAGCCTGAAATTGCATGGCGTTAATAGCAGCTTGGGCAGACGCAATACTGGCCTGAGAAGCCTGATCAATAATACTGAGTGTAGCTTGTAATTCCTCAAGGAATGATTGAGCACGTACTTCAGCCTCCTGTGCGCCAAATTCAGCTTCAGCTTGCGTCTGAAGGTTTTGAGCAAAGCTGGAACCAGCTATTCTTCGCCGGATTGCTTCTCCCCTTAAATCGCTAAGCCGCGCCTGACGGGCACGCTGAACAGCTCCTACACGGGCTTCGGTCAAGGCCCCAAACCCAGGCCTAAGTTGGGGCAGAAACCCCCTTAATTCCTGTGCCCGTGCCAGATTAGCCGATTGAAAGCCGCCTACTGCTTGCTGAAGCCCAGGGAATGAAACATCAAAGCCACGAAGTTGTCCTTCTCTAAAAGGTGTCACACCAAGGGCTTGGGACCGAAGCGCAGGATTGGTGCGGAAAAACCCTGTTTTAGCGCCTCCTCCACCTTGAGCACCAATTAAAGCACCACCAATGCTACCGGCAGCGGTTATTCCAGCAGCAACAAGACCGCCCAAAGGCATTAGTTTTTCCTCCGTTTGCTCTGGAATACGGCTGCTGGTAATCCAGGCCCGTAAAAATCTTCCATGGTTCCTACTCGCCGCATAACACCATATTTACAAAGGTGAGTATAGTAAGCCTTAGAACCCACACCATCTAGTGATGTTTCCGGTGGTCGAACATCGGCAAAGGACTGAATCACTGCATCATTCCGAAGTTCGTTAATGAGATTAAGACCACTCGCCAGCTTTTGCCTAGATAACGCCCACGGAAACCACACCATTTCCGAAATTACAAACCATGCAATTCCTAGTGGATTTATCAAACCAACAAATCCAATAGGCACCATTTCCTTTTTCTCATTATATCCGAAATAGGTGGCAACCCGGTCCCGCTTAGACATGGTTTCCAAAAATAATTCATTGAATTCAATAGGAGAAAGATCAACTCCTGCCTTAATGAAAGCCAAATCAAATTTACTCAATGCGCCTTTGCGATAAGCGTGATAGTAATAGCCCAAATGCGATTCATCGCCCGAGCGAAATTCGACCGGCGTCAATTTCAACGTGCGGGTCAGCCTGCCCTTAAAAGGCTTAGTCGCTTGTGCCCCTGCTGCGGAGGAGGAGTTCCTGGATTTTGTAGTCCGCTTTGCTTTGGACTTCCGTTTTCCACTGGATGAAATTTGATCCGGTTCCGACGTCAAAGCGTTTTCTTTTGAACTTGTCGAGCTCGGACGATCCGTAGAAATGCTCTCCCCCATAGTGGAAATCTCCACCGTAGAAGGCTCCCCCTGTTGGGGCGTCGATTGGGATGCTAAAGGTTCGGTCAAATACCAAATCTCCTTGCCATTTTGCCGTAATTGTTAGACTTGTAGCTTCTCGCTTGAGAAATGTCACCCAGCCTTCAATCTCAAATTGAGTTTCATCCAATCTAGGAGCAAAAAGCCTAGATGTGCGGAAGGCCTTAATGTCCGTTGTTCCGCCATCACCACCAGTACCAGTCCCCTCAAGCCGGTAAACCCGCCCAATTGCATCTCCGAAAAAGGTCGTATCATCACCTGTCGAGGGGTTGAATAATACCATTGCCGCAGTAATCTGAAAATTACTAGGATGCAAAGTTGTGTATCTGATCCAAGGGCTTAACCGCTCATCTCTAGCAATCAGAGGCTTGTAATAAGTCCATATCTCACCCAAATCACTATGGAAGAAATGGACAAGTTGCGTTATGGGATTGTAAAGCGCGGTCCAAGCGGCCTTGTCTTCAATTAAATTCTGGATAGGTACACTCGGATCGCCACTTTCAATATCGCCAAAATTCAAAGTAGCGATCATGCTTTCAATGCGGCCAATCCGACCATAAAAAACGTCATTACCCACGAAAACCATAGCTTCATCACCGGATGCGTTCGATCCGGCATAAAGACTATCCATGAGAAAATTCTGTGAATCCTCCCCTGTAATCTTAAACATGGAACCAAGTTCGCTTGAAAAAAACGTAACATTAAAAGCCCGCTCAATCCCATTGATGGGTTTTAGATCAGGTGAGAGCATAAAAAAGGCATCAGCCTTGCCCAAAGCACTGGCAGGCTTGTTTGATGTCGTAAGAGTAGTGTAGTCCTCAACTTTTGAGCCTACCATCATATGCGGTGTCACAACTGAGTTGGATTCCACATTGGAATAAAGCGCACGTTCACCATCAACGAGTACGTATTTGCATTTAAAATCACCAGCCAGATTGGTTGACACATCACCAAGTGTTGTCCCATCCCATTCCATCAGAGCCTCAACTCTAGCAATATCAGCAATCAAAACCTTCTCAGGAGCAAGCGTCCAATGAGATTTCTTGGGATCACCCCTTAACCGGGCACTAGAACTAACTGTTACAGCGGTATCAACCCAATCATCTGCCCCATCCCATTTATAAACCAGAGTTCCGGCCTGAACCAATGTCGTAATGGTTCCATCAACTTTCCTTAGTTGGGCAAACCCATTGATGCGTGCCGCATTGGGTGCTGTTCCTGCTAAATCAAACGGAGGCCTGGGGCGAAACTCGCTATTGTTTCTGTCGAGACGATAATTCTCGCCATCAGCACATTCAATAGCATCAATTTCATCAGCCGAACCGCGTGAATTCAGGCCTGCACCAAACCGAAGTTTAAGATCCAAATTCTGAGGGGGTGTAACCGGTACAGGCATTTATCTACCATTTCGGACTGTTGGGGTTTTTACCAAGGTAACTAGCAGCGCGTGAGAAATTAACACCCGCAATAGCAAAATCAGGATCGGCATTCTTGGTTGATCGAAGCACCTCGGCAACGGAAGGCACCATGGCATTAAATATATCATCATCAAACGGCATGGTGTCGGCGGCTAAACTAAGCAATGTACTTTTTTTGAACAGGAGTTGATAAATACGGCCATTCTCATTTGCTGTAGGTGCACGTTCCATTCGAAGTTTGTTTGTTGCTGGGTTAAGAGTTGCTAATTGAGGAATGCCGGTAAAATTTGCTGGTTGAGGCTGATCAATTCTCATCTGTTCAAACCCACCCTGATATTCATGGATATAAAACCCATTGGTTTCATCAATCAAAGGCCAGATCACAGAAACAAGACCACTTGGATATGAGTATTCTCTTTGATCTGTGACAAGAGTGATGGTTTGTACGTCAGAACCATCCGGCATGGGCCTTCCCGCTTGGCGGAAAAGCTCCTGAACTGACTGATTCCACGCCTGAACGCATTGATCAATCGTGCCTTGAATGCCTGTATCGGTAAGCGAGGCAAGCAGATTTGCTGAATCCACCCACCTCGTATTGATTAGAACTTCATTAACGCCGTTCAGGAGCGTCTTTGCCATTAAAGCGCCCTAACCTTATCAATCAAGTCTTGCTTCTTATCAGTACGTTCAACCTGAGCCCCGACGTGCTTCGCCATCGCTCTTACTTTGAAGAAGCTTTTTTCCTCTTCCATTTCTTGAATAAATGCTTCTTTCTCCGCACTCTCATCAACCGCAACAAGTTCGACGGGTTCAGCTTTTCTAGACAAGGAAAGAGCCTCAGAGGCCGCTTGATCAACAGCACCACCTTCAGGCGGACGAGGCTCTTGCATCTTGATAAACCTATTTTGATCCCCTGGATTAACCGGCTCATCTTGGAAGAAAGAAAACGGAATTGGTTTTCCTGCCGCTATGATCTTCCGTCGCATGTCGTCGGCATCGGTTTTCCACGGAACAAAATTGAGGCCAAGATTAAACTCTTCATCAAGATAGCGTCCGATGGCCAATAGTTTGGCCGACCGAAGACCACGAAGATCATGGTTCTCATGATAGTCATTTTCACTTTTTTTCAGTTCCATGGAAATATCCTGTTGGTTATGGGAGGGAGCCAGAAACTCCCTCCCATCTTGGTTAGGTAAGCAGGCTTGCACCGGAGATAATAGTACGAACCCAGTCCCCGTTCAAAATCTTTGGCGCGTGCCAGGATTTCCAAGCCAATGTCATCAACTCCTGAAACGGATCAGCCGCACCGGCAGAACCCTTGGGAGTTGAAATCATTATCATGCCTGGAAGATCATCGCCAGCACGATAAACTTCCTGAACATGGGCGGTATCCAAGCCCACAGAGCCATGAGCATTCATGCCCATGATCACCGTAGGATAGTTATCTACCTTGGTATTACCACCTGTACGCAAGCCGGTTCCCGTCGAAGTCCCACCACCTTCAAGGTCAACCGTGGCATCAGAGCTAACAAGGAAGCGCACACCGCCTACAGCTCCAAATTCACCAGTCGCGGTCTGGGTTTGACCGGCATAGGATTCTGCCGCAATAAAGCCGGACATATCACGAATATCCTGCTCCACATCCGGATGGCAAAGACCCCAATACGAAGGCCGCATGGGCGTGGTGCCCACATTTTGGCTTCCCGTAGTGATCGGAGTGAAATGTAGCGCCACATTACGATCAAGGGTATTTACCGCATTACGGATATCATTCCTTGAAAGTTTAGTGACAATTGCTGTAGCTGAAGCCGCACCAGCAGCAAGAATGGCCGTGGCATTGTCTTCAAGTTCATTACGCTGCAAGAAATTGAGGGAACGGCCACCGGAGGTTGCCAAAACATCAATAAGTTCCTGCGTCTGCCCATTGAAGTTGATTAAATCAGCTTCTTCGTTGACCACGAAATACTGACCAAATTTAAGCAATGTGGCCTGAACATTCGTGGTTGAAGGAACGATTGAATCCCGCGTTGGAAATGCAACATTGCCGTTCAATTCCGTAAGCGCGGTTATAGTCGGAGTGACGTTCTCGATACGCCGCCATGAGATGGTAAACGTACCACTATGGCTATTGATTACACCGGGCTTTGAGCCGATGAAGTACGGAGCAAGAGCCAAAGCCCTTGCCAGAAAGTTGGTCTGAAACGCAACGTTGATAGGCTGCGTCAGAATTGGAGTGTCGGTAATTTGTGAAACCATGGTCACACATCCTTATGCGTGACCGGCGAAACTCCTTATACGATGAATTGCTTATTGGGATCGTACCCGTGCTCTTTCATTCGTTTCAAGCGCTCCTCTCCAGAGATTGAATTCCAATCATCTGCCCAAGAGCCTGTTTTCTCGCCGGTCGTGGGTGATATGCCCTGACCGGATGCGCGAGCCGTAGCCCTATCTGCTGTTAAACCAGGATCGGCAATTTGAGATGCCCGTTGCACAAGATTACGCCCAACAGCCGAAACAACATCATTCCAACCCGAAGGATTTGAAATACGCTGAGCGAATGCGACGGCCACCCTCGGATCACGCTGAGCCGCGCCGTTAAGCGCATCCTCTAAAGCCTGATTATCGTAGATGTTGAGGGCATCACCGCCCACTTCGCGCATTTTAACTGCTGCGGCAGCAACAGTATCTCTCAGTTGCTGTGCTTGCACTTCTTGAGCAGCAGCTTTAAGGGCTGCAAACTCATTTGGGTCAATCTGTAACGCCGGAGTTCCTGTTTGCGCAGGAGGTTGTTGCTCGCCCGGTTGGGGCGGTTGCGGCGCGGCCTCACCATGTTTTGTCTCATCAGCATATTGCTTCAGAGTGTCATCAAGTGTGGGCTCGCTAGCCTGCTCACCAACGTTCTCAGATGCAGGGGTTCCCTGCCCATTGACCGGATTAGTAGCAGCTTGAGTTGTTTCTTCAGGAGACATTATCTGCCTGTTCCTCTTTTCCGAATATCTCATTCAGCACTTCATCAGCGCCGTCAAGTTTACCGGAGTAATAAGCCCATTCCTGAGCTTCATTAATTCCATCTTTACCGCCTGGAGCGTATCTTTTCAAGGCCGCAATACCATTGCGTAAGTAATCAGCCAACTTCTTGGAATTGGGGCTGCGCTGGAAGTTCTCCAAGTGCGCCCTGAGATCTTGGGGCATTTGGCTCCGCAAAGAACTTATCCACATCGGTAAATCCACTCTCTTGAAGGACAAATCGCTGGAATTCCTCAAGGTCCATACCGGCCTCACCAGCCTCTTTCCGGGCCTGATCAACCTGTAAGGCCAACGTCAGGCCTTGAATTTTGGCCTGCAATTCTTCCTGCTCAACAAATGGTTCGGCAGCGCCCCTAACCTCATAAAGCACCCTATCTGGCAAATGCTTGGCCTGAATATTTAAGAACATATCGTATGGTTTACCAACATAAATCCGTTGCTCACCCTTATCAGGAAATACCTTTTTGATCATCATCCATTCGATCTCAAGAGACGTTCTCATGGCTCCGATCATTACGCTCCGAACATAATCTATGGTCCTGGCTTGACCTCTCTGGGCCTCCTGATTTACGGCAAAACGGGTCTGATGGCTTTTTGTTTGAGCACCAAGACGGGTACGATTCACACCTGTCACATTTTCATAAAGTGCCACAAGTGAGAAATAATAGGCACTAAGAGCCGTAACATCACCAATTTGAAGGATTTGAATCTCACCAATCGTCGCATTTTGGGCACGAGGTGAAATGTTAACTCCCCGATTTGCCGAGAAAACCGCGTTGTTATCATTGTACCCAATAGGTGGTTCGGTCTGCAAAATGGCCGCTTGACTGGTACGATTTGACGCTTCGCTCATAGCCTTTTGAATTGGCATTCCCTTGACCAATGGAGATGTCATATAGGGTGAGCGCGCGTCTTCCGGGGAATAACCGCCCGTTACAAATGTTGAGCGGTCGAACTCATTTTCCTTAAACCGGATAATGGTGCTCATATCTTTTTCTTTACCGTCCGGGGCCTTGGTTTTACCCATCACAGCGGTAAATGTTACATTAGCAAGAAAAAGAGGTTTAATATCTGATCTGGGGACAATCAAATCCCCTTCATACTCCAGAAGTTTCACATCCCCTTCTCTAAGAGGCTCCATAGTATCGACCGCCCCAGGCCGCCAGCCCGCCTTGGTTCCACCTCTTTTCGCATCAAGTTTAAGATCGCCCAAATCCTGCATAAAAACTCGGATTGGTTGCTTGCCCACAACAGCATTGGAATGCTGAAGCACATCCAATTCGTCCGCAAAATAGGTGTCGTCCATTTGATACGGAATAAGCATGGGAAATTCTTGTTTCTTGGGAACAACACCCCTGGTCTGATGATCAAATCGTTCCGAAGTCACAATGTCATATTTTGCAGCAAACGTACCGCGCTTAAAGCAATCAACCAATATCCGATTCCACATACTGCGGTAATCGTAAAGGCCTTGATAATGAAAATGCACGGCCTCAACAATAGCGTTAATATGTTCTTGAGTAACCGCAGAGTCTTCTAGATTTCGCGTGCCACCGAATAATTCATTGGGATCAATTCCAACCAAGAATTCCTCTGTCACATCGGAATGCGCAGCAAAGAAATCCTCTCCTTCAGGAAAAATAAGAGCCATGGAATCAGCAACCAGAACCTCTAAAGTCTGTGCCTGAAAGGGCTGTTCCACAAAAGGCATCCATTCAGTGCCCTCAATGGTTCTGCCACTGGCAGTATCAATGTTGGACGGTTGTGGAATCATGGCAACTTGGCGGTCTATTTCCTTCCAAACCTCTTCAATCTTTTCTCGTCTGCGCGAACGCTTGGACTGCTCAAGAATTATGAACTCGGCAAGAAACCGAAAATCCTCTTCAGAGAGGTTTGCTTTTTCAACCGGCGTTCGAGCCATTTCTTAATCCCTTGAGCCAAGGAAAACAGTGCCGTTTACCGGCTTCATTTTATCACCGTAGCGGCCTGCCTCAAGATTGTCAGCAATCCATTGTTCCGCACCTTCCATGGCGTCGGCTATGCGTTCCTCTTGCGTTATACGCCTTTGGATGCCGTTCACTGTAGCAACTTTGTCGTTATTTACAAATTGCGCCACATCCACAGCTCCACGAGAGATGGCCCACATGGTTTCCCAATAGGCAATGGGATAATCCTCATGGGTTTGAGTGCGTTCAGCCAGATAGATTACGCCTTCCTTAAGATTCCGCTTACCAATCAGCATGAATTTTCCACGCTCAGCAATCTCTTTAAAAGTCTCGAATTTCATCAGAATATGGGCCTCGTATATGGGGATTTGTTGGTTTGCAATTGATGGTAGGGCCTAGCATATCTCAGCATCATCAGACCATAGAAAGCAGCTTTGAGCACATCTTCATCCCGGTCCACCAGTTTTCCATCCTTTCTGTGATAATTCCTGAATTCCTCCCAGAACTCATGACAAGTCGAAAAGACCTTGAGCCGCCCTGTCTGGGCACGCTCAATCATCTCCATGATAATCTGCTCCTGGCCCTGTCCGCCACCAATCTTATCATCATATCTGGCAGAAACCCCCAGCATATTGACCTGATGGTCGCGGTAGACTTGCGCCAAGGTCACGCCTTTGCCCTTATCCCGGTTCATGCCGTCATGAGGCCATGCAACAGGTATCCACTGGGTTTTGTTAGCGACACCGTTTAAGGCCGTAGCATGATGTGGTGGGGTTTGATCCCGCTTCCGATAACACCATGTGCCGTGGATAACATCCTGGTCCCTGTCCCAAGCCCATCTGAAACCGCCAAAAGGATGGTTAATGCCAAAATCAATGCCATGGATTTGAGCCCAATGAGGCGGTATTTCGATAGGATCTTCCTTGATATCGGCTTCCGAGAACTGGAACACCCGGCCCTCACCCATCATCGGAACACCCATAGTACGTGTTTCCAGTTCCCAATCCGGGTAACCGGCCTTTAGTTCATCTTTCACCTTTTCAGTAAGGTGTGGAGCATCATCCCAGGTGGCACGAATAATAATGGCTTTTGAGTTGTTTTCAAAGCTTTGCAGCAGCGCCGTCCGACCTTTTAAGGGCGTATAAGTTACAACCAGAATCCCGCCCGTTGTCGCTAAACGGGTGATACCTTCAGTATAAATCTTGATATCATCGGGTTCCTCATCAAGCCAAATCCAGTGTTGTTCCGTGCCCTGCCATTTCTGCCAACCCTGCTCATAAGTTTTGAAAACGCATCGTGACAGTTTGCCTGAGACATGTTTGACCTGAATATAATCAACGACATCACCAATGCCTGCCTGTCGTGTTTTTACCTTGGTAATAAGTCGCTTCGGAATAGTCCCTGTGCCATATTCACCCTTCTCATCGGGATGACCCAGAAGTTCCTTTTGAACAATATCACGAGAGGTTTCATTAGTGGGCGAGCCAGTCCACCCATTTGTAGCACAATCAAATCTTCGTCCTACCCACCAACCAGGGTATTCACCCGTCATATGATAGGAAACTTCATCGGCTTCAGTATAGGTTTTTCCCACGCGATTGGCCGATATAAGCATTCGCTGCATGGCTTCTTTGCCAGCAGCATAGAAGTCCCATTGCCACGGCTTGTTAGACCATTTCTGCCATTCGCCAGCCTCGAACTTCTCCTTCCACACCTTGCCATCAGGACAGAGGGTATCAGGATGTCCATAGGGAATATGCCGGGCAATTTTGTTTTGCTCGGCATGTTTGGCAAGAACCTGTAGGGCGGCAAGGCCCGACGTCATTACCTTTGCGCCCGGTCGATCTCAAGCGTTAGATTCACAGAAACAGCTAGTGTAGCTGCGGCGTTGGAAAGAGCCTTGATGACATCCTTGTCAGACACCGCTCCATTCGGAATATCCAGATCGGACACACGAGCGCCAGCTGCCGATGAATTGGCAATAATAGCGGTGCCGATAGTAACGTTTTTGGTAAGATTGCTCACGGTTATAAGGGTCGCCGCACCTGGATCACCGGAAACCACAATATGAATTGCTGTAACGCGGCCTTCTGAGGGCGCGGTCACATGATCAGCATTTGCCCCGGAAATATCCGCAATGGTCATATTCATTGAGGCAAACGCTGCCTCACGAATGGATTTGTTCTGGTCCGCTGAATTTGGGATGTTCGCTGCAACAGCTTCAGCCATTGGTATTCTCCTTACGATGTTTTTGGGCTGCGGTCCTTATGACCTCGGGATTGCCCTGATAAGTGAATTTCCCTATGTGGTTTAACGCAATTTCTGGGTCAAGCCAAATCTTACCTCCAAGATCACGATAACGCTGACACCAACCCCAATCCTCAGAGAGCCACATTTGCTCTCCTTCATGGTCAGGATGGGGGATAATCATGCCATCCCAGGTGGCATAGTAGCTATCAGCCATGACAGTTTCAAAGCCTTCCGGCAGGCCCTCAGGAGGCGGGATTAAATTCATCAGATTTTTGGGCAGAAAAACCTTCAACTCAGGATGGGCCGCATTGACCATCTCCAGAGCCCGACGCTTGATACACATAAAGCCGGTTGAAGCATGGTCCATTGGAATGAGACTATCTCCTGCCGGAGTAATATGAGGCTCCCAATTCTTGGATACATTAGTTGAATATTTGATAGGCAAATCTTTTAATGGATAAGCACCAACCACAACATCGACATTATGCAAAATCAAACGCTCCGGGGAATCGGCATTAAAACCAATATCTGAATCTATCCAAAAGAGATAATCCCAGCCGGATTGAGCAAGCATTTGAGCCTGAAGCGTGCATCTTGCTCGAGGGATATAACTCTCCGTAGTCACCGTATCGAGACTGGCAATATGCCCTTTGGAATTTAAGTGCTCAATTGCAGCAGTAACGGATGAAATAAAACCCCACTCCGGGCGAGCATCCATAATTGGCGTGCAGAACAAAATGTTATATCGTTGAGACATAACCAAACTCTTTCATCAACGGGTAGAATTTTTCAATAACACGGGATTTGAGATCATCGGAAATAGGCATTCGTCCACCTGAGAAGAACGGATCGTCACCACGTTGCTCGCCAAAGCCTAACGCTGCTTCCTGAAGTTTGAGCCTTTCAATATCGCAATCCGCTACGGCTTGATCAAAATCAAGGCCCTCGCTGGGGATTTCCAGAGTATTGAGCACAACTTGGAAAGCATCTGGAAAGTCTTCATAGCGAACAAAATTGGCATAATCTTTCCACGAGTTCACATGATTATCCCAACTGGAAACCATGGTGTGGACCCCGTCAGGAACCAGAAGAGATCGTGCTGGTTCACATATTTGCTCAAACGCTTCTTCATATGATACTGAGAAATGATTGGCGTGTGAGGGGATAATGTCTATCGGACTGCGAATAATATAGATGGCTGATTTTGTATATTGATGATCTATGAAAGGTATTCCTTGAAATGCTGCATTTTCGCTATGTGTTTTTATTGGGGTATTTTCACCCAAAGTATTCAGGAATTTCTGCACCAAAGGCCTTGCCTTCAACTGTGCTTCTTCCCCTTTAGGGACAAAACCGCAGGCCGCTTCGTAGGCATCCGTTGCGCAACATTGAAGGGCCAGCGGCCCATTCGATACATCGTTGATATTAACCGGATCATCGCCTTCATCTCTCAGGTAGTTAGCCAGAAAAAGGCGCACCCAAGTATTACCCGACTTGGGGTAAGAGGCAAGCCAATGAAGTGTAGGGGTCACGAAGGAGTCACGGTTTCGTCTTCAGTAGAATCTTCACCATTTGCCTTTAATGGCACGATGTTGTCTTCGATTTCTTCCAGAATGTCTTTTGTCACCGGCTCCGGATCAGGCTGAGCAGTGCGCAAGGCAACCGTTATGCCATGAATAATATCAAGATGAGCAACACCGGGAACAGTTTGCCCATTGAGTGTAACATCAGACAGGCCAACCTGCTTGATATAGTAATGCAGAGCACTTGACATAATGGCAGCTTGGTTATCCGTAAACTGAACAATCATTGTACTTCCTCCTTGTAAGAATTAGTCATACTCAATGGGAACGTGATTATCTCGCGTTGTTTGAACACCGGGCTCAAGACGTAGGCGATCAGTTTCCTTGCGTAACTGATGCAAGGCCCAATTGGCTGCGAATTCGGCTATCTCGGTACGTGTTGCCGCCGACCCCTTTTGCGCATCAGCAAGATCCTGCCACGCATCAATGAACGCGAGCGCATCTGCGTTGTCGGTGATTGTGGCGCTGGCAGAACCGCCGCCTGCGTCCGAGCCAACATCAACTGTAAGGGTTGCCATCAGTCTGCCTCCGTTGAACGATAGTAAGCAACAATTGTAACAGAGCCACCCGTGAAATTAGCACCGTTTGCGGTCAGCGTCACTTCTTGAGCAGAAGTCGAAAACTGATAAGGGTCTGCCGTATAATCTTGATCGATAACGATTGTTCCTGCAGGAAGAAGAATAGCTGCACCATATCTATCAACATCAGTACCGTCACCAACATCAAAGGTTGTCGCTCCTGTTACCGTTGTATCAACCCGACAAGATATAGCCAGTAGAATTTTACCAGCAGGAACAAGACCACTTGTGACAACGCTTGCACCAGATGCCGTGGCACGAATTATGGTACTTGTTTTAACACCCGAACGTTGGAAATCCGTCGAACTGGCCCGTTCGGGGCTAAGGAAAAATGCTTGATCCCCGTTTGTATCATCACGCATGACAACTTCGCCAACGGCATCAGAGAAAAAAGCCGCATTGATATCTGTAGCGAGCACGCTGGCGGAATTATTCCCCCAGCCCATCATCCCACTTGACCCAACAATTGATCCCGCTGCCGGAAAAGATGTCCCAGAGGTTTGGACAAAAGTCATTGCACCTGTTCCACCTAAAGAGATGTTGATACTATTGGTTGAAATGCCAAGCCCCGTGTTTGCTGACGTACCAATTGCGACGGCGTTGGAATTAAACCGAACAGGCAAATCAAGATATGAATTACCATCCGACTGGCCGGTAACAAAACGGCCCACTTCGATAAGCGAGCCAGCGTGCATAGCATTGAAAACGGCATCAATATCTTCAGTGGTAGCAGTTACATCGGTTGTTACCGCCTGGAATTGGGCGCCAATTTCATTGTTGCCCGCTGCCGTCTCAACAATGAGATCAAGCCCCACACCAATTCCCGCAGCGGGGGTACCACTCGTGGTGTGGAATATCTCAAGATTAGTAGCAATCGTATTGGTAAGGGCTGTATCAACAATGCCGACTTCAAGCTCTTGCGCAGCACCGTCCTGTGCGTTGGAAAGACCGCCACTTGCGGCAACAAGTTCAAACTCATCATTTGTTGCGTTATAGGCAACAACATTACCACCTGTAGGCGTCGTGAACTCAGCAATGGGCATTGAAATAATACCTTGTTCTTCCCCACCAAAGAACTTCATTACCGAAAGAGAGAAATCTGTAACCGTGGTATCAAGAGCAAGTTCACCGTCGGCATTCACCGTCGGCGTGGCACTAACCGGCACCTTCATTTCGCTTGCGCCGGAGAAGTCTATATTTCCGGTTGCAATTAGCCCGGCAAGTGTTCCAACAGAAGTCAGCGAAGATGCAAGAACACCAGAACCAAGCACAGTAGCGGTCAGAACATCTGTCGCATTGATGGCATAACTGTCGCTAGTAGCGATATCCATGCCACCCGCATCCCACGTACCGGAAGGCCCAGTAATCGTGCCAGTCGCAGAAAGCGTGCTCGCTCCAATGTCGATATTTCCAAACCCGGACGAAATAGACCCCGAACCAAGGGCCCCGACCGTGGTGAGTGATGACGTGACAACGCCAGTGCCGAGCACGGTACCGGTCAAAACATCAGTATCGTTAACCCGATAAGACAAGCCGCTTAAAACATTGATGCCGCTATCATTGATGTGCGCGATTTCCGTCCCGTCCACATTAAAACGGTACTCGCCCTTGTCGGCGGTAGCAGAGGCAGCATCGGTCTGGAATAAAACGAAGTCGAGGGTCTGAGCACCGGTATCAAAGACAGTTTGCAGATGGAATTCTTCGGCATCGGTTGCGCCCAGACGATACTCGGGATTGCCGTCATTGACCGCGTTGTAGAAAAGAAAGTCCGCACCGTCGAAAGTAAAGTCCGCCGTACCCTCAATAACTGTCGAACTGGTCCAAACCGGTATTTGATTGTCAAGCGGAGTCCCGGTATTTGAAACATTCCCGCCGCCCGAAGGCGCGACAAGTTCAAACTCATCGTTCGTAGCATTGTAGGCAACAAGAGTTCCATCTGCTGGTGTGGTAAATTCAGCGATAGGCATGGAAACCACGCCCTGTTCTTCACCGCCGAAAAACTTCATCACACTTAATGAGAAGTCAGCAACCGTAGTATCAACAGCGATTTCACCATCAGTATTGACGGTTGGGGTTGCAGAGTTGGGAACCTCAAGGCTTGTCGTTCCACCAAAATCATTAACTCCGGTGAATGTATTGGCAGCGCCAAAGAATGCAATCGTATCATCTGATACCGCTGTATTAAATTCTGCGGCTGTTCCGGTTACCGTATTATCCGTGAGGTCAATGGCCTTATTGGTTAGCGTGGCGGCAAAAGCGTTAAAAGTAAATGTATCGTTTCCGGTAAGCAAGGGAAGCGTTACGGTCCTATCCGCTACAAGTTCATTAACCGCAAAGACATACTGATGATCTGCACTCGTATCATTGATCTGAGGTGTGGTGAGAACCGGAGATGCAAGCACGCCCACACTGGTAAGCGATGAGGCAAGAACTCCAGAACCAAGTACCGTTGCAGTTAGCACATCTGTACCGGCAATGGCATAAGTATCGGCAGCGGCAAGGTCCATGCCGCCTACATCCCATGTTCCAGAGGGTCCAGTGATGGTGCCGGTAGTTGAAAGAGCACTTGCACCAATATCAATTGACCCGAAACCAGACGTTATGGAGCCTGAATCAAGTGCACCAACCGTTACCAATGAGGAGAGCGTAGTAGTTGCATCATGGGCAAGGGTGCGGTCATTGCCTGCATCATCGGTAAACATGGCAAGATTTGGGGTCGCGGTTTGAACCCACCATTGGCCATAGTTAGCAATATCTGCATCAGCGGCAGCTTTTTCCACCTGAAACATTGAACCGAATTCAGAGATTTGAAACTGAGATGTGCCGCCTAGAAGTAAATTTACAAAGCGGGAAACACCAGGAGAAGCGGTATCAACTTTATTGATTGAAATCGCTGTGTCATCACCGGATGTGGCCTTGTTGACCGTCCAGGTAAGACCTAACGCTACTTCATCGCCGGTTGCGGCAACCGCGCTTTCAGTCCAAGCATCAATTCTTTCGTCAGCCATATATGGCTATCCTTTATGTGTAAGTTGGTTGCCGTCTTTGGTGGTAAGAAAATTACCGTCTTTGGTGGTAAGCCGACTGGTTGATATAACAGGCGTGCCCACCTTAAAGGCCCGGTCCAGCATTTTTCCTACCATAACAAGAGCGGGCATTTACTGTGCCACCGCAGCAACTTTAAGACCAGAGGCCGCTCCAACCGTAAAATATTCGGGAATGCCAGCAGGAAATAACATATGAGAGGTTGTTGCTGTAGGCACAGCCGCTATTTTCACAAAGGCATTGGTGTCCACCACCACCCGGATCATCCTGGTTTTAGCGTTAAGGGCGTTTGCAATTGCCGCAGTTGTGGTGAAAGTAACATTCTGAATGATGGTGTTTTCATCAACCTGAGCAGCCTGAGGCTGGCCCCGCTCAGCATCCATGCCAATCTGAGTAAACTCCGTAACCGATAAGACGGCCATATCTTGTGCTCCCTAATTTCAAAAGCACAATCTCAAATTAACTGGGATACGTCAAGTTGACCGATCTTTGGACGCACGAAGCCCCCACCTGCTGCCAAGTGGGGGCTCATTGTCATGCCGCCATCACAATGCGGCTTTACCTGTGGGCTAAGTTGGGGCACAGACTAAACCCCCTAGTTTCCGCCACAGCGGGGCTGCGCTATACTTGGACCTGTATGTGATCTCAGGTTCGCTTAATCACGCAGCCAAGGCGTCATGCGTTCTCCAAGGTGACACCTCAAATTCTATTCCTCACTAATAGAGAATTCTAGGCACTAAGCAAGTCCTTCCAAATGGCCCTCATGGCCTCCCTGTAGCTGTCCTCATCGAGAGGGCCGGAATATATGAGATAGGTGCCACTATATTCCCATGCAGACATTATGCCTCTCAAACGCTGCCAGAAGTTCAAGGCCTTAAAATGATAGACACGAACATGAATGATTGACCTTGCCTGTCTCTCAGGAACCCACTCCGCCGTAAGTTCATATTTGCCCAACAGACAAGCTTGGAGATAAACCCGCCTGATCTGTCGGCCCTCAAATTCAGAATCACGAACAGATACTCCCGCAGGAAAGTCCCGCTCAATCCAGTGCGTGAAATCAGTTATGTTCATAAGATTAAGACCTTAGACAAAAGGCCCCCAAGGGAGGAACCTCAGGGGCCGTACTCTGTTGGATACTAGTGGGGTGTCTTCATGGGAAGACATCAGCAAGTCTCTGTTCATCGGTCTGACGTGTCAAGAGCGGCCATCTCAATCCCCAAATGACTTGGGGATATATTGGCGGTTAGTACTCGAAAAGTTACCACCCTCAAACACAATCAGCCGTTGCTCCAGGTCACGTTCAGGCTGATCCAAAGTAGCCGCGGCGATCCTTTGAGTTCTGATACTAGCCCATTGATCAATAAGAACTAGTCGCTCACCAGCTCCTGAGCCTGCCGCATAAGAAGCAGCCCGCCAGCCCAATAAAATAGCTGCCTCTTTCTGGGTCAAAATAAAAGATGGCTCGGGAATATTAACGGCTTTGCTGCTAATGCCGGATGATAAGGTAACAGTGCCGAACGGCTCCGAGTCAGATGTACTTGCTAGTGATGAAGGGGATAGGTCTTTAGTGCCGGTAATCTCGGCCATGATAAGTCTCCGTTCATGTGTGTGTCAGAAGACCATGGTGTAAAAAGTATCGTCAGTCAATCATCTCAAGGTGCCCGGCGCGGCCTGGGAGGCACGCTACGAGGCTGACCCCGAGTACCAAGCACTCTCTGGTGGGGCGTACAATCTTCCTAGCCACCTGACGCTTCCTGACAGCCCGCTTGGACCGCTTCCTAGCCCCTCTGGGGCCGTGGGTGTGTAGTGCCATTGTTAAACCCTCCATGTTTGCGCTTATCTATCACCTCTCTTGCCCAGCTTAGCTCTTCCTCGTTGGGCTCACGCAAGTGCTCAATTAGGGATACATCAAATGACGCACCCTCCTCTTTGTGTAACCTGCGTAACCTGTTTTTATCCATAAATAAACCTTCCACCAAAAGCCATACCATAGCCAATCAATTCTTTCTAAGACAGGGCTTAGAAGGAAAGATGAGAGCGGCGCCCATTTGACCGAAAAGTCGTCGACGAGAGCGGAAAACCATTTATTTCCAAAGAGTTAATGGCGGCGCCCGGATATCTAATATCATGAAAGACTCTGGAAGATATTAGATGATGCTAATGCAGGTTTGAAATGAGACTGGATGAGAGAGCAGGGGCCGATACTGGTGCATTTATACCATTTGAGCTAATTAAATGAAGTGGGCCGAGACCCTGCAAGACCCCGGCCCCTTTTATGATCCTGCAATTCCCTGGATGGGCGCAGAATACGTGCTAAGCACTGCTTAAGCCCAGACCGTGCAGATTATAGGTCACACTGTCAAGCTCGTTAAGGCTCTGTAAAGCAGAAAGAATGGTTCATATAGGAAGCTGTACCTTGATCGGCTTGTCAGAGTCACTAACGACCTGAAGTTTGGTGCCAGTGGCTGTCTCAGTCTGAGATGCACTCTCATCAACTACGCCCATGCCAGCAAGTGTATCGTCAATAACCTCACGCAGCTTCATGTACTGAAACCACGCCCAAGGCGGCTCCTCACCAGCAGCCAGCTTAGTGTCAGCCCAATCTCTGATCTGCTGTAGCTCAGCTCTCATTGGTCTCATTTGATCCTCCATACGTAAGTCATAGCTTACACTAGTTTGATATGCTCTGGAATACAGAGTGGGCATACGCAAATACCGACACCCCGCCAGGGGGGTGCCCGGGGGTCTCTGATTTTCCATAATACTAATTATGCGCCATCACTTGCCTAGCGTTATCAATGGCTTAGGTGGATCCACGCTGAAGTGGGAGTACACAAACAACCTCAGGTCGTCCTCTGACCACTGGCTGAGCTGTTCAAGGGCCTCAGTTTTCAAGGGATCACATAAAGAGACAGTCAACCTTGTTTCCACTGCCCTCATCAGCGCCATGACGAGCCCGATTGCTATCTGGATAGACTGCTCCGGTGCTTCCGGTTCCAGCGTGAGCCGGTCACTGAACAGCTCACCGCCGAGCTTTGTCGAGCCCAGGTTTTTCAGCAGGTTTACCAGCGCTCCTTGTTCAACCTCCTTGTTTTGCACGAGATCGATCATCTTATTCAGCACCCAATCAGGATTGAGCTTCTTGGCATCCATGATCTCTTCTGCTAAATCCTGCATGTGTCCGTTCACGTTACCATTTTTTATCAGGGCTCGGAAGGCCGCAGGAGCGCTTGAGTAGCCCACCTCGTCTGCCACTGCCTGGAAGGTCATGCCAGCAAGACGGCACTCTATGGCCTTTTGTTGCCTTGGGGTGAGTGGTTTACGAGTGACCTCAGGATTTGTTTCTGCCATGATGGTGAAGCTAGCGTTTATTGCACTGCGTCACAAGTATCTGCCTAGGTATGGCCGAAAGAGTTATGTGGGGCAATCTAGAGATAAATCCCGTGAAAAATAATGTATCTGCTCAATGGCAGCGATGCGTTTCACCAAAAATGGCTTCAGACCAAATTTATCATAGCCGACCTGAACCGTATCCGCATATGAATCATAAATGCTTACCAAGTCCGAGCCTGAAATAAGTACATACCGCCCCTCGTCTTCACTGAGTATAGGCAATAATTTCTCGTATGTTTCCAGTTCTGTTTTAAGTTCGTCCACCACCGTTGTTCCTTTTCCTAACCATTAATTTACAATTACAGCAAACCCCCTTCCCCCCCACAAAACCCCCCCATCCCGTATAATTTCTTAAGTCAGTAAGGAAGAAACTTGGGAAGGGAAAGACAGGAAGTGTACGTCGCCTGCTGCAGTGCTTCGCTGTGCTCAGCCAGGCTCCTTTAACGTTCAGTGCTGTTTCGTTTCGCTCTGCTCAACTGCACTTCACTTAATATGAACGCGCGAGTTATTTGTGAAACAATAAAATAGGTCAGTCAAGATGACCTATTTTAGACAGCGTTGTCTGATAGTTTCAGGATACACACAAGCTATGTGTGAAATACTCAGTACATCATAAACTAAACGTACATTATATCTCTCTGGCCCAGGAGATCGCCAACTGACATATGCAGGATATTCATCAGCTTCAAACCAGTCTCCAGCGACATGCCTTGACGGCCTAGCTCCATGTTGGTGATTGATGTCCTGCTTTTGCCGAGGCGCTTGGCAACATCTGCTTGCGTGTAACCTAAATTATGACGTCGGTTTCTCATAGCCAAGCCGAAGGCTTCCTTGAATCCAAGGTCACATAGAGCTCGTTGATACTCAATCCTGTCCATGGTCGGCTGGTGTGAATGGGCTAGCTTGCTCATATTTCCTTCCTGAATAACTACTTGCTTACTGCAGAAGATTCTTCGATCAAGTGTTCATGCCAAGTTGGTTTACGTCCGTCCAAGAATGTCTGGATCCAGATCCGTTTGCATATTGTTCCCTTCCACCAGATCTCCCAGCAGCCATTCGACCATGAGCCATCGGATCGCTGCACTTTACACTCTGGCAATTCGCACTTGCATTGAATTTCCAACACTTCATTCCCGAAGATCATTGCCTGTCTCCTAATCGTTTTGTGAGCTTCTAATAGCATACTTTCTAGGCCATGTCTTTTTTTCACTTTAGCCCTTGTCCTCGCCTGCAATGTGTCATATATACGTAGCTGTTGGATACGGAGGAGTAAATCAAATGACCACGAAACCAAACCCTGAAATCGTTGAGCTGATCGTGCTTTATGTCAATACCTCTCATGCCCCAAGCTGCAATGCTCTTTGGGATGCGAGTGAAGCTGTTGTAACACATGGGAAGCCAGGCAGTTGGCGTGATGCCATATTAGCCCGGGCCGCTCTTGATGCAGCTTGTTGGGGTGCTCGGCATTACCGTAAATATGATATGGACGCATGTGACGCTCCGGCTCCTACTTGGGCCGATATCTTTGCTGCTGCAAATGTCTTGGCCGATCATTGGTATGAAGAAGCCAAGATCCAATTGGAGGAAACGACATGACTAAGGCAAAGCACACGCCTAGGCCTTGGGTCGTTGATGAGCAAGGTGAGAAACATTTTCTAGAAACTAACCATTGGTGGCACGTTCACGGACCAATTATGCGCATAGCTTGCATAGAAGGGATGGGCGAAGAATACAAAGCCAATGCTCACCTCATTGCCGCAAGCCCGGATATGTTCGCTGCGCTTGAGAAGATAGAAGAATGGCTAATGAACGGCTGGTCAGAAAACGGCCTTAAAGGTGAGGCCGTCCACCATCTATTCAGAGAAGCTGTTGAACTTTCCAGAGCGGCACGCTCTCAAGCACGCGGAGAGTTGTCATGACCTACCACACCCCCACACTCACCCTTGCCTTTGCGCTTATTGTGCTGGGGTATGTTCTGCAACACTTGGCTTAGGAGACAGACATGAGTCTAGAAATTGAAATAACTGACGGTGCAAGGTTCTGCAATGACGTAGACCGCACTCGTGCCCTTCTTGCGGCAGAAAAGGTCCTTGCTGGTTTTGATGCACTCTCTTGCGCAGATGCTTTTGAACTGGCCATTGAGGCCGGGGTTGATCCGCGCGAGCATGGTATTTACGCAGCTATATGGGACGATGCTCAATCAGCAGCCGATATCGCTTTAACCGAAGGCTGGGCCGATCCTAACGGAGCCGGTTGCTTCCTTCGCCTAGCCTAGCCGTTAGGGGCAGGCGCGAAGTCTGTCCCTAGTCCCTGGACTAAGCCATAGGAGGAAATGACGTGAATGACGAAGCAAAAGTGTTTACCCAGTGTATTCAAATAGCTGATGTAATGGCAGATGATTTAGATGCTGAAGTCTCAACAACTATCGACCAAGCGAGCCAAGCATATGCATTAATGGCTGTACCTCATATCTTAGCAGTAGGAATCCACCTCACCCGCCCCAGTGACTATGGATCAAATACAAAAGCCGCGTTTTTGGCTGAAGCCGAATTGATTTGGGACATGATTAGTGAAGCCGTACAATGACCCCCGCCCAACTCAAAAACCGGCTTAGCCACCTCTATGACGGGGAGCATTCCGAGCGCCAGCGTGCCTTGGCCTTTGCCAATGCCATCCGTTATCAGCTCAGAACGGTTCAGTTCTATCTCAGCGGAGACAGGAAAATCCCGTTCATTATCGGATTGGCTTTGCAAGCCCTGGAAACTGAAAAGGAAACCCCATAATGGATAAGCTGAGAGAAGAAGTGGCGCGAGCCATTTGGCGCTCATATTGGGGAAACGAAAAGCCACCAACTGGCAGTGATGAACTCGAAACAATGTGGTTCGATATGGCAGATGCAGCCATTCTAGCTGTTCTTAATGGCATACGTGACATTGGACCGCTTGCTGTTGACCAAGAGTTTCAGTCCTACGCACTGGTCAAATGGCACGAAACCGTAGACGCCCTCAAGGCACAGGTTGTTAATCAAACCAATAATCCCGTTGCCTGAGCCATTGCCGTGCATCTGTGCAAAAGACCCAAGCGATAAAAGCCCAGAAGGCCAAGCCGTCTAGGATTATCAGGATGTGGAGGAATTCAAGGAGCATACTTGCGATCTATTCAGGCTGGTACAGTAGTAGAATTGAACCCGTGCATTTCAAGCACCTGCTGCGTCGTGAAATCTCTCAAAATCGCGCGTATCGCTTCCACATATACCCCGCGGCAAAAGAACCGTCTTGAGTGATACATGCCATGATACAAAACCTCTTCCACCCCTAAAGACCAAGCACTTACCAGTCTTGCCTCGTCCAGTGTATGACTGTGGATCTTGTCAACCCAAACGGCCAAAAAACTGTGTCCCATGCTTTCTTCACCAAATAAGGTCGAACATTTAACAGTGTATTTGGTGCCGTCCAAAATCAGATTGAACCAACACCCGTGCTCCTGCTTGTATTGTGAAGTGTAGCCATTGAGATGTAGGCGAGGGCCAAAATCATGCAATGCCCGACGTTTGAAGTCAGTAAGGGTGCTCATAGAGCTTCCCGTATCCATTCTCAGCCCCTCTGAGCGCCATCCTTTCCCCCTGGTATTCAGAGACGTTTCAATATCTCTTGCGCCTGTGCCCACTGTCTGCGCTCCTTTGTGGTCAGGTCTATGATCTCTTGAGCCGTATCGGGGAAAAAGGGCAGATCCGCACGTTTGCGATGCCGCTCACAGCCCAATTGTACAGCCCAAAGCGGGTATTTAGACAAATCAGTGGCCAGGGTCGCTGACACAAACGCCCACTCACTTTGATCCTGATGCCGTCGTCCCTTGAAGGCCTTGAGCTTACGAAGTTCAATCAGACATTGCTCGGGGTCGGAAGCATGGTTGATACGCTGTAATTTCAGTTCAGCTCGGCGTATTAAATCGTGATCGGCATCAGTGTAATTCTGCCGCATTTTAGCCTCGATATTAGCAAGAGCGCGGCAGGCAGGCCCACTATTTAAAGCGTCCTGGACTGATAAAGGTGTGACAAGCGGCCCTTGGATTATACCCTCGCCAGTATCTTGAATCACAACCTCATTCATCTCCATACCCTTTGATGAAGACAAGCTTTGCCCGCTCTGCTAGGGCAACAAGCAAATCACGGTTGGTACGATTGCCATAGACCACCATGTTGCTATCATCGTCCTCCGCAATAATCATAACCGTGCTAATTTGTCTGTCGATGGTGAGTTCTAAAAACTCAGCTACAGCTTGCCGTGCTGGAACTTCAATAGTAGTTGATCCAGGGAATATTAAAATATTTCCTTCAGTCATAAGAGCCTGCCTTCGTTGCGCCGCAACATTTCTAAAGCCTGAGCAAAGGCGGCGTTATCTTTTTGAGATTGGTTGGGTGGGCCAGTGCCATTAAATTTGGTCATGCCACCACCAACCCGGCCTTGTCTTTTGGCGTTCCAGATACGATTTCGCCATGTCGCCATCCAGTCCGCCTTAGGTTTCCCCTCGGAAATCCAGTAATTTCTAAAGCCTATAGCCTCGTGTTCCGCTTCGGCAAAACTCAAGCCTTGGTTTTTTACCGCCCATTCCAAAGCATCTTCGGAAGGAAAATTATCAGACAGGTGAGTTTGTGGTTTAGCTCTTGAGTTCTGGGAAAGGGTCATACGCGGTATTCCTTATCAATAAAACCAAGGTCAGGATCACCAACCAGGGTCCACTTGATCCAAGTTTTATGATTTACAAAGTGTCGCCAATGACCACGGCGAAAGTGCAAACGAACCTTCCTGCGAGTTTCATCTGAAACTCCTAAAGAGATAGCCCGGCTACAATTTGCAAGGTTCACTACATGATAATCTCTAATTGGTAGTGCCCCACGTTTTTCACGGGCATGATTGAGCTTATGTGGAGCGCGGATGGTTTCTGTACTAGCAACTTCAGCGTCCAAGGCAATACAAACGGCGCGGATTTGTGACCAGGCAAAGATGTGATCATCATTTACTAGAGACAGATCGCAAGGCTCTGGGCCTCTTGCGACCCACCCGTGCTTAGTTTCTACGAAATAACCAAACTCAAGGCTCGTATTTGGATCATTGCCGATCAGCACAATTGTATGGCGTCCAGAAAGCCGCATTTCAAACACTACGGGATCGGCAGGTAGGTGAAATTCGCCAGCATCAAAATCACCAGCGCCTGACAGCGCCCCAGCCCAATCGTGCTGAATTACAAAGGTTTGGGTCTCAAGAAGATTTACCGTTGCCCACACCGAACTTACAACGTTATCCTTATCCTCTGAATCTGGTGATCCCCAAAAAACACGGCCACGTCTTATATCGTCCAACAGATAATGTAGACGACTTGTAACTGCTCGCTCTAGTTTGGCCTCAGCTTTCGCCCATTCGAGCACTTCAGTAAGAGCTTCTTGGCGTATGACTAATGATTCGTATTTAGCCTTATGAACGGCTTTCTTGCGCTCTAGCTCATTAATTTCTAGGCCGCGCATTTCCCGTAATACGCTGCGCTTCTGGTGCTGTGTCAGATCGGCATGATCATAGAGGGTCATCCGGCAACCTCGTAAACCCGTGTCATACGCGCATGAGAACGGCGTGATTTCATGTGACGAAACTCGTCTGTGGGAATCAGCATACCGCGCAGGATCAAAATACGGGTTAATGCGCCCCAGGCATTGGGATGGTGCGGCGCAATACCACAATCGGTTAATGCTACTCTGATATCTTCGCCGGTTACACGCTCATGTGGGACAAAGCCCTGCAATTCTATTCGGAACGTTGCAATCGCATCAGACATGAAATTCCCGCTGTTTTTAGCTACACGGGTTAGGGATGCGTTACGGTCGGCACGTCCAGCGAAGAGATCCATTTGAGGGTGTATTTGCATCTACTCACTGCCTTCTGTGTTGGTAATGAAACTGGCAAATGGTGAGAATCCAACCGCACCATCGGTGAGGTATGACTCTGCTCCTACAAGCAGGGTTTCTGTGATTTTACGGTCGCCACCAGCCATTAATGAGATGGTTAAGGATGTGGCACACAGCAGACTTTCCAATACTACTGCTTGCCGTTCTGGATCGGTGTGAGCTTCGCTCATTTCTAGTGCTACCAATACTTTCAACTTTCCGCTAAAATCACCCATCACTCACCCCGCCCAACAGATTGTTGTTCTTTGGCTTGGAAATATTCGAGGACCGCTTTGAGAGCTGCGGTCGTTATGGCAATGTTTGCTATATCAGCCAGGGTTCCATGGTCCCGTTCAGCTAATTCTTTGGCCAATACAACACCAACCTCAAATTCTGAGGTAATTTCTGAAAGAGATTTAGGTGGGTTTTCTGGCGTTTCCATAACACAGTCCTTTATGAGCAGCCCGGAGGAAATGAGGACGTGCGTGGGACTGCGCGGCACGCGGCAAGGGGATCAATCCAAGCTGTTACGCCCTAGTGAATTCTATAATCCTATTGAATTCGGAATGCAAGGGTGTTACAACGAATTTGGTCCTGTTGCTCTGGCAGCAGGGATCGCCAAAGGGGGTCGTAGCTCAGCGCTGCTGCTCTCCGCCAGAAAGGGGTTGTCTTGTCAGGCAGCCCCTTTCGAATTATAACAGCTTCATGCCAAGCAAAACACCACACCAAGCCCGGTTCAATCGTCTTTGTGCAACTCCCAAGGGCCGGGCAAGAGCACGCAAGAAATGCCCGCCTATAGCTGTAGCGCGTGAATTCGTGCGGGCTGATACAGCTAAAGCCAGACGCAGGAAAGCAAAGCGTAGAGCTAAGAAATAGCTTCAGGTGGAGGGGGCAGGGGGCAGGGGCTGCCAGTGGGTTGGGCGCGGATGAAGCATTAAAGGCGAAGGCTCTTCTGGCCCATAAGATCCGTCTGTGCAGAAATCGCTTTGCACGTCACTCCAATAAACATCAGTGACCCGATGCGCTGGTGTCGGTACTGCGGCGTCGTTAGATGGATACCAAACATCAAACTTGGTCCCATCCTTTGGCGCGGTTTCTATTGACCTCCATCCTGGCAACAGCGCAAGGATAGCATCGACCTTGGAAAGCGCCTTCTTACGGCCAAGCTTAAACTCTTTTGACAATGCGGGACGCTTGATCAGAACGCCAGATGTTGCACTAAAATAATCTGGCGCAATCACCTTCGCCATCTCAATACGCAAATAAGTCAATTTCATCTCCTATATAATGTTGGGTTGTTTATAAGGCACAGACTCTTCCAAGTTCCACAATACTAATTCCCAATACTGCACCTATAAATACAGCTAAAATTAACAAAATCCAACTGACTTGATACATCCTTTCCTCCTATATGAGTGTATACGGACTATCCCGTAAAAACCATAAGCATAGCAAGAAAAAGCCATACCCCGAGAGCAAATGAAAACCCCATGACCAAGGTAATCCCAATCAATTCAGCAATGTCTCTCAGCTGTTGTTTGAGTTCAGTCATGATCTCCCCCTGAAAGCAATCTCATGATGCGTCTTACAATAAGGCCCGTTGCTTAGTGACTGTCTACCGCATGTAAAATAATTAGCTGGGTCTTTTGGATCGCCGGTTGGCCATTTGCATTTGCCCGCCATAGGTAGTAGCCCACGAGACAAGGGCCGTTCCGACCTGGCTATGATAATCACCGGCTTTGGTTCGAGTTTGGGTAAATTGACCTTATCGGCTTGTTTGGTTTTATCACGTCCCGACAAACCCAGTCTATGTATCTTGCCAATCACAGCATTACGGGTTGGCACTTTCATTTCTCTTGCAATTTGGGACGCGGACAAACCATCACGCCATAATTTCCTCAATGTAATTACATTTTCTTCGGTCCAGCGTTCCCAAGTCATAATTCAGCCCGGCGTTGAATGGCTTTGATGCCACCAAAGTTAACGCGCAAATATTTACTGATAGCGGGGTAAGAGCGCCCTACTACTAGAGCAATTTGCATAATGGATGAGCCATCTTGCCCCATTTCAAATATCATGGTTCTTTCGTCATTGGTAAATGGTGTACTGGCGTATTTCTTCCGAAGAGAAATATTATTTCTATGACAACAACCAATCACAGAATTAGATGAGCGCCCCGGCAAGGCTTCGGCAATCTTGGCCGTTGAGCAATCAAGAGCGGCCATTATGCGAACCGTTTCAATTTCATCTTCGGTCCATTTGGTCACTTCGTGATCTCCGTTATGGAAATGCCGTACTGAGCCTCGAAGTGTTTCTTCTTCCATTTGTAGAGTGGGGTTTTCATGCCCTTTGTATCTTCAATCACAAGATCGTTTAACCGATCTAGTGAGGGGTCATGGTAGGCAAAGTCTGCTTTGTATTTCCCTATAACTTGGGCTTCTACGTAGGGCCGCTTTACCTCAAGTGGGAAAGCTGGCTGGAGCTTAAGTCCCCATATTTCTTTTGCCCTTTCAAGCAGCTTCAATTCGCTGTATCTTTTTGCCTCCAGCTTTGAGTCAAAGGTAATGCCGTCTACTTCTGTTTTGACGTTTCTGTATTTGGAAGGCTTGTGGGTCATTGGGTTGCCTGTTTAACCTGTCTAACTATAATTGAGACAGTCTGCTTCGTGCTAATTCTGGCGTAAAACATTTCACGGCATTCGTAGTGGACGGTGACTACTATATATTCTCCGCGTGCATTTTTCGCATCGGCCAAAACGTTTGCATCCCACTCTTTGATATATCCAATATCGGGCCAGTAATAAACAGTCTCACCGACGCGGGGGACTAGAGGGCACATTGTCCAATAAGACCAAAGAGAACCTTCATCTTTATCTTCTAAGTAATAAGCAATATGTACGGGTTCACTATCGTTCATCCCCCCTCCCCCGCTACTTGGGCGGCAAGGGCTGCATAGCCTGCTATATTAGCCCAGCTAAGCATACCATTTTCCAACACCGTCATAAGCATCTGCAAGTGCAATGAGCCCGCATTCACGTAGAAACTTTTCAATAATTTGATCAGCGTCCATATGAGCTACTTCAGTATCATCTGAATTATGTAACTTTTTCAAATTGGTAATAGCTTCATCATGGGCAAACTTAAGTAGTAATATTTTATGTTTTTCAACTGCTTGCCTGTGTTTATCCGCTAGTTCAAACAGGCTTTTTATATTGTCATAAGCACTCATCCCTCATCCTCCGTTACTTGAGCAGCGAGGGCTGCGTAGCCTGCTATGTCCCGCCAATTGTCGGGGTCGCCTTCACCATGTGCTGTCCGTGCAATCTTCTGACAGATATTGAATATGGCCGTGTCCTGTGCCGTTACCTCTTTTCCCACTCTTGCTAATGTATAAACACGAAAAAGATCTATGGTTGTGTTGAACACAGCCTTTGCGTCTCCATAGTGCTGTTCCCTGTCCTTTACCGCTTCTAGAGCTTGGTGAAGAATGTCTGGTGCTGTGGTGGGTTGGGTGCAGCGCTCATGTTGAGTCAAACACTCTTGCTCGGCTGGAAGTAAACGTGATTCTTGCCTACCATACCAGCAATCATGACAAAGCCTGTTCACATACCATGTCGTTTTCGCACCGCACTTTTCACAAACTAATAACGGCTCTGTCTTCTCTTGTTCGCAAGTGTGGGCTCCAGAACCACTCCAACACGCTACGCAACCTTCAGTGCTGGTCCAAAACTTATCTAGTCCGCAGGTGTGATGGGGTGCGCCCGCTCCTGTCAATGCCTGTATTTCATTTGCTGTGCCATAGCTATCTATGTCTTTTTTATGCCGCATTATTTCCTCACTTAGATATTCGGAAGGGGAAGCAGGCCCGCTATGGGGATAGTCGAAACCATTTATATGACACTCAAGGGAAAGTGAGTATCATTTCTTCCCCTTCCTCCCCTTGCGGGGATTCAGAAAATTCTTAGGTAAACCAAAGTCTTGTGGCCGCACTTGCCCATGGGTGAAATTAAAAACGGCGCGGGCAATAAGCTTTCCTGGCTTGCGTATACCGTTGACGTAGGCATCAATTGATTGACGTGATATGCTAACAGATAGAGCATCAGCAAAGGCTGGACGGCTCCATCTGTTTTGCTTTAACCATAGTTTAAGTTTCATGGGCTGCCTCATGGGTCGTTTTCAGCCATCTAGCATAGGATGCTACAGAATACAAGCCTTGTTTGTAGCATTTTCTGCCTTTAGTCTGTTGACAGGGCAAGCATGATATGCCACATTGGGTTTAATGACAAGGAGGATGCGAGCGATGAGCGAGACGAAGCCTAGGGAAATAAACGGCTTCACAATTGAGAGTGATGTTCCGTTGTCAGAAGCAGCTCGGCTGACGCGTTTTCCGTGGTCTGAGATGGGGCTCGGTGAGAGTTTTGCTGTTCCTGATGCAAGCGTAGCAGCCAGCGCCCGACAATCTGCCGCCCATTATAGGCGGCGCACAGACCCAAACTTCAACTATACATGCCGTAAACAGCCCGACGGCACCTACCGTGTGTGGCGGCTGTCATGAGGGAGACACACCACGAGTGCCCACAGTGTGGTCAGCGTGTGATTGACGGCACCATTCAAGACGGCTGCCGTGATCCTGACTGTCCTGAACAAGAAGACAAACTTGAACCAGCGGCGAGCGAGACAGGATTTACTCTTTGGAGACCACCCGGATATGAAATTACTAGAGACGGGTGTGTGTTTTCCATCACATCCAATTGGCGTGGGTACGGACGGCGTGAAATGTGCCAGCATGACGACAATCGTGGTTACCTAGCAGTCCGTCTTACCGTCGATAACACCCGAAAAAAGTATCGGGTTCATAAGCTTGTTGTTTGGGCGTTCATAGGTATACCAAGCGATGCCAAGCTTGAAGTTCGACACATCGACGGTAACAGCAAAAATAACCATATCGATAATCTTGTCTGGGGTACTTGCTCTGAGAATGCACAAGACCGGGTGAAACACGGGCGCCAATTTATGCCGCCATGGCATGACCCGGAGTTCCGTGCAAAAGCCATTGCAGGAATGTGCCGTGCGCAAAGGGAGGTGCGTCATGCCTGATACTCACCACATGCCCGGGCCTTGGAATGTTGTTGAGGAAACAATATCAGTACCAATTCCTGGTACCGAGCCGCGAGAGTATAACCCCACGAAATACTATCAAATTGAAACTGAATGGGAACATGGACAGCTAAAAAGGCCTGTATCAGTTGTCAGTATTTGGCGCGGCGTTGATAGCCACGCAGAAGTTGCCATGACAAAAGAAGACGCCCGCCTGATAGCAGCAGCGCCAGAGATGTTCAGTGCGCTTGAGCACGTCAAAAAAATCCTCGTCAAAGTAGCTACTCAAGACAATCTTGATTTGTATTGCTTTGTTGAAGAAGTCCTTGAAAAGGCCCGCGGAGAGACAGCATGAGCAACCAACTCGATATCCTTAAAGGCAACGCTCAGCTACGCAGTGAAGTTCTTGGTAAAATGCAGGCACCGTGTAAGCCCAACAAAAACCTCTTCTCCAGCCACCGAGATATTCCTGTCTGGAAAGAAGGCGACCCCGAAGGCCAGGCCTATTACGCACGCTGCATTGAGTGGGACAACCATCAACACTTCCGTGAGCTGATACGGCACAACCTCAGAAGCTATCTGCGCTCGCGTGATCTGTCTGGGCTTATTGAATATAAGCTGGAAGATTTGGCTCTCACCATAGCGCACAGGTTGGCCAAAGAGATCAGAAAGCAGCGCCGTCAGATCCCAGAGTTTTACGACCGGCTGAACAATAAACGCTATATGCGGCTTTGGTGGGCGCTTGGGGCCGAACTCATAATGGCCGGTGCTGATATCAAAACCACCGAAGGCCCAATGTGGACGGGACGGGGATCGCAAGCCCAACGCCCCAGCCTTCGAAAGCAGGAATATGACGACCTTGAATATAAGGGCCGAAACCGCTCCTGGGACGAGTGGGGGAGACAGTGAAATGATCCTCACTGAAGCTGAAGCAAAAGAGAAAGAATGTCGTGTGCTTGGCCTCCCCGCCGATGGTGTAATTAAAACTTGTTCGGCCTCTTCCTGTATGGCTTGGCGGTGGGCGGGAATGTTCTGGGACGGAACGAGACTTCGTTATGGCGCGACAAAGTTGGAAGCGGAGCGCTGTAAGTACGACAAGGACGGTAATCTAGTACAGCTCGAACAGAATTATGTCATAGGTGGCTTCTGTGGTTTAGCAGGGAGGCCGGAATGATCCGTCAACTGAAAATCTGGAACCCAC